ATGGATGGGCTTACATCAATGAGCCAAAGCCAAAAGACGATGGCTTTCCTAAAGATAAGGGTTTTCCCGAAGATGACGACATGCCATTTTAGGAGGCAACATGGAACACTATCGCGCTAGAAATACTGACCCGATAACAAGCTGGCAAGCGGCTGGCGAAGCAAAAGACCTTGCCAAAGCCCATACTGCATTGATTCTTAAAACATTGCAGGAGCAAGGCCCACTAGGAAAAGACGGGATTGCTTACTTTGCCGTAATGGATGGACACCAGGTAGCTAGGCGCTTGCCCGAAATGGAAAAAGAAGGCTTTGTTAGATTAACTGGTAATTTTGTCAAATCTATTGCTGGGCGTGCAGAACGCGAGTGGTGTTTTATCAAAAATATTGTTTAAAAAGTCTTGCAACACTTCACATTTGTGATTTAGAATAAGCCATGCCCCGAACTTCTCGGGGTCTTTTTAGGAGTACGGAATGAAACCAAGCTACACCCAAACGCCTCGCATGATGAGTGAGGCAACCTGGACAACCGGCGCTTACGGCGTCAGTTACAAAAAGTCTCGACTATCCGTAATCGGCGGATATGTCCTGGCCTTTGCTATTGGCGCTGGTATGGCTGCGCTTTTAGTCAAATGGTGGTCGGTATGAACTGCTGCAACGATTTTGGTAACTGCACACAAGGGCGCGACTGTCCTGTACGCAAGTTGCGTATGAAAGAAACCGATGATGCTTACATGAGCGGCGGTTGGGGGAAAGTTGCCGATGACATTGCCAGCACATTCAAAGTATTGATTGTGTTGATTGCTGTGATCGCAGCATACCGGCTTTTTGCTTTTTTTATTTGGGGGAAGTGATGAACGAAAGAATTAAAGAACTGGCTGAACAGGCTGGGTTTGAATTTAACTCATTAGGCGGCACATATACCACCGGAACTCTCTCTGATAATTTAGAAAAGTTCGCCGCCTTGGTAGAAGCAAAAGCCCGTGCCGATGAGCGTGAGGCGTGTGCAAAGTTGTGTGAAAGCCATGTCCGTCAACCATCACGACTGCATTTTGCCGCAGCTATCAGAGCAAGGGGAACAACATGAACATCATTGAACTAGCAAAGCAAGTTGGCTATCCAATTCAGCATCCAGAGTGGCAAAAAGCCACTGAAGAATTTGCCGCCTTGGTAGCAGCGCAGGAGCGTGAGGCTTGCGCTAAGGTGTGTGAAAGCTATCTTAGCGACAGTCCTTACTCGTGGGGCGGTACAACCATGGCTAGCGCCATCCGAGCGAGGGGACAAGCATGACTGATTCACAATTTTTGATAATACTAGGGACTATTTGGATTGCCCCCTATGTAAACAAATGGTTAGCGCAATTTATCGGCCTTGCTTTTCTGCTTGTTTATATTTGCAAATCAGTGGGGTGGCTATGAACATCATTGAATTAGCAAAGCAAGCGGGGTTAAATCACAGCACTTGTGAGTTTTATGGCGAAGAACTCAAAGCCGTTGAAGCCCTTGTCCGTGCCGATGAGCGTGAGGCGTGCGCCAATGTGTGTGAACAGCAATTTAGTACACATGGCTGGGCGCAGGCGTGCATTGCGGCTTCTGCAATTCGAGCAAGGGGAAACACATGATATTGAATCAAGGAAAAACAGCACAGGGGCTGGTAGACGAGTTGCTGGAAACAATCCACAAGTACGACGAGGTAATGTACATGACAACCGCAATTGGTTGCTTGGAACTTGTGAAACAGCAGTTGATTAATGATAGTTTGGAGGACGCAGTATGAAAAAGATGACACCGTGGTTCCCACCGCACATCAAGCCTGTAAATATAGGCGTGTATGAAGTCAAAGACGCTTACAAACTACCCCACACTTTGCCAGTGTATGCAAGGTGGGATGGGATAGAGTGGTCGAATCAATCTTATTACAAACATGAACCTGAGTTGCATTACACATCGTATGGCGCAGGGCAAGAGAAGTTGTGGCGCGGTTTTACAAAGGAACAAACATGACAGGATATCAATCAAAGAAGGCAGCGGCGCAGGACAAGATGACTGCTGCACCTGATGGTTTTTACACCATAAAACTGCCCGAGCAATCGGAGTGGAGATGCTACTTGTTTGGCAACACACCGCAACACGACCAAGGCATTGTTTACATTCCCAGAAAAGGGCAAGAGCCAAACCGGTTTGTGCGCTGGATGATGAAGGTATGTTTCGCTTGCGTTTGGGTGAAGGAGAACACATGATTAAAGACGAAGCATTGAAGCTGGCTCTTGAGGCTGCTTACCTTTCTGGGTTTAACGCAAGCGCTGAAGGCTACAACGGCGAGTATGGGATTGACTACCCTGAAAAAGATGCTATTTGGAAACGAGACAGAGACAACGACCTAACCGCCATTGAGCAAGCCCTAGCACAGCCAGCGCAGGAGCAGGAGCCGGTGGCGTGGGTTGGTGACGCGCGTTTTGCGAAAGGACAGTTTGTTGAGGGTAGAGAAAGGCGTGTTTGGTGGGAATGTAATACTGGTGTTGGGCAACCCCTATACACCGCCCCACCACAGCGCCCTTGGGTTGGGCTGACGGATGAGGATGAAATTGATTGGGATGGAGGCGACTTAAAGTCTCTTATCAAAGCCATCGAAGCCAAACTGAAGGAGAAGAACACATGATTAAGTTAGTAGCTATCCGTGTGTTGTTTAATGAGGAAGGAAAGCAAACGTGTGATACAGGTGATGAAACTTGCCATTTTTATGTTTCTTTGCAATCACATCATTGGTGCAACCATTGTCAACGAGGTATTACAAACGGTGTTCCTCATCGGCTTTGTCCATTAAATGACCCCGCCCACATGGGGCCGCAAGAATTTGCCAGTGCAGTGCTGGCTAAATCAAAGGAGAAGAACACATGAGCAAAGAAGCATTGAAGCTGGCGCTTGAGGCGCTGGAAAAATGTCGGGACGGTTTTGAGTTCACGCGACAGTACGTTGGATGTGAAACCTTGCCAGCAATTGAAGGGTGGTCTTGGTATGACGGTGATGTTGCGGCAAAAGCAGCCATCACCGTCATCAAGCAAGCCCTTGCACAGCCAGCACAGCAGGAGCGTAATTTCTGCCCCCGCTGCGGTAAGCGCACAGCAGACCTTACCGTGATTCACACTTGCACACCGCCACAGGAGAACACATGAGAAAATCAAGACATCATCTAATCCGTGAAACTTTATTGGCCCATGAAGATGGCCTGACTAAAAGCCAAATATGCACCATCAGCGGGATAGATGCTAGGTCACTTAAAAAAAGCCTAGACGCTATGCCAGATGTTTATATTGATAGGTGGGAGCAACCGAAAAGGCGACTGATAACGCCGATTTACATTGCCGTGAAAGTGCCAGAGGATTGCCCTAAACCATAAAATACGGGGGGAAAGCGGATGCTGTGATTGCGTAAATCGTAAGGCGTATTAATACCAGTGCAGCGAGTACCCCCACCTATGCGTCATTAAAGGAAAAACATGAAATTAGAACTGGAGTTTTATAGTTACGCGTGCTTTTCTCCTACTTTTAGGATTAACGGAATTAATGCTGTTAGCGAAGATTTTGGAGATTTGTACGACAGGGACTCAGAAAACGCAGAAAAATATTCTTGCGCAAATATGCAATTTACTAGAATTCCGGCAAAGTTGGTAGTGCTTGAGAGGTACAACATCAGCATACCGGAATATGAACTGATAGCAGGGCAACTTGAAGTTGGCCTTTCTCTAGGCCGATGTAGGGCGTGCTCGTAAACCACATGCAAGATTTACCAAACTTCGCCGCTTGGTCAAACGAAAACCTAGCTAAATTTGCGTTAGAGGCTTATCAGCGTATGCAAGCCCAACAAGACGCCATTGAACAGCTACGGGGCGATCTGAAGGACGCTATGCAGTTAGTACGGGCGAGTACCCTTACTGTCGATAATTAGCACCTGGCCCCGAGGCTTGCCCTTGGGGTCATTGGGTATGCTTATGTGAGTCCAACGGTCAAACTCACGGATTAGCTGGTCAAAAGGCAACTTAGCCGAGATAATTGCTTTTACTACGTTATCGGGGCTAACGCCGGGAACCCGAATATCAGCAGCGCAACCAAGACGATGCTGGCTAGTGTCTTTAGAGCCAACAGCATCATTGACCTGTTTGCTTCGAAAGGCGCTATTAACCATAATTGGCTTGCCGCCAATAGCAATTTTGACTTGTTCCAGCAATTCAGCCAAACGCTGAAGATTTGCAATTTCACTAAGGTTAGGTTCATTTTTAAATTTACGGTGATCTGTGACAGTTAATTCGGCCAGAGAAAAATGCGGAGTCATTTTGCCGCCTTATCTGCCAGCTTCTCAGCAGTACGCAAACCACCAAGGCCGAGCATACCCAGCAGTAGCGGCATCATTGTGCCGGTATCCATTTGCGGGAACTTGACGTGATGACCAGCAAGCGCAACGCCCCACTCAGCCAACGGGCCAATGATGAACTGCACGGCAAAGCCAGCACTGCACACCCAGCCCACGCTAGGACGCCAGCCGGAGACAAACAAAGAAGAACTTGCAGCCTCTACTTTGTTGATGTCCATCTGCCCCGCAATTTGGGCTAATTCGCCGTTTTGTTGCAGCTTGAGCAACTCCAACTTAGCAGCGGCTTGCTGCGCGGGGTCAGGGAAAATCCTATCTAAAACTTTGCCACCAATGTCTAACAATGCGGATACAGGGTCAAGTGCCATTTAACGTACCTCAATTGTGCCGGTTAATTTACTGCGAAGCATCATAATTTCTAACTGTTGCTCTACCCGTTTCATTGTTTCCAATAATTCAGACCGACTAACCGATTGCAATTGCAGTTCT